CCCATACACACAGGCACCCCACCCCCCTACCCCCCTGTGTCAGCGTGGCGGGGGTGGTGTGATGCCCCGTGCAACCGGGAGCATTTTTGGCGGAGCGGGGTACCAATCCCCGCTGAACCTATTGCACCGCAATGGGTTCAAGGTTTCGTGTCAAATTCCGTGACAATCCTTCCGTGTGACAGGGGGGTTCCTGGGCATCCGGGGAGGCAGGGGAGCAGGGGAGGCAGGGCGGCGGGGTCAAGCGTGGCGGGGTCAAGCGTGGCGGGGTCAAGCGTGGCGGCGAGGAAGTTAGCCGCCGCTAACGTCGCTGTCCGTCCCGACGGCATTCCGAGCTTCTGCCGAGCATTGCCGGACTGGGGGATTACAGGGGGCGCGTGCTTTGCCGCCTGCCAAAAGGCGTACGGACGCGAGAGTTCAAAGAAATTAAGTACTTAATTTCTTTGAAAAAACTTGATTTTGGGGGTTGACTTTTTCACGCGTGGCAACGTGCCAAATGGGGTCAGACAGCGGCCCCACCGAACTGACCCCCCGAGTTCAGACCCGCTGACGGCTCAAACAGTTCCGCACCTCGACAAGCACTCACATCGACACCCGGCTCAAGAGCCGGGAGATTTGAAAGGAGTTATACACATGAATGAAAACACCGAACGCACCATCTGCGCCATCTGCGGCGAAGAGCATGACACCGACGACATGACCCTCACCTCCGAGGGCTATGTCTGCCAAAACTGTCTGGATGACGAGTTCATCCAGTGCGAGCGCTGTGGCGAATGGGTTCGCAGTGAGGACGCCTACGAGGTGTCCCAGAGCTGGCCTCGTAACAGCGAGTACTGGTGCGAGTCCTGCACCGAGTGGTATGCCCATCGCTGTGAACGCTGCGAGGAGTGGTTCGCCGAAGATGCCGGGTACACCGATGACCACGGAACTGCTGTCTGCGACAGCTGTTACAACGACTACTACCGGACTTGCAATGAGTGCGGCAGCATCATCCACGAGGATGATGCCTACTGGACGGACGACGAATGCTACTGCTGGGACTGCTACCACAGCCTCCCCGCAGAGACCATCAACAACTACTCCTACAAGCCCGAACCTCAGTTCGCCTCCCGCCGCAACGAGGCGGGTAACCACCTCAAGTTCGGTCACGAACTGGAGGTCGACTGCGGCAATGACCCCGAGGCCACAGCCCGAGCCATCACGGATGCCGCCGAAGGCCGCATCTACTGCAAGCACGATGGCTCCCTGTCTGACGGCTTTGAAATCGTCACCCACCCCGCCACCCTCGCATACAACCTGTACGACTTCCGCTGGGCAAATATCTGCCGCATCGCAAAGCAGGCCGGGTTCAAATCCCATGACACCGAGACCTGCGGTCTGCACATCCATGTAGGCCGTGAAGAGATGGGCGGCTCCTACGATGAGCGTGAACGAGTAGCAAGAAAGCTCGTCCTGCTCGTGTCTGTCCTCAAGGAGGACATGGTCAAGTTCTCCCGCCGCAAGGCCGCCCACCTCGACCATTGGGCAAGCATCCCCGACATCCGCACCGATGGCCTCTCCGAGGCCGGCCTGCTCGATGCCGCCTACAATGCAGTCCGATACTCCCGCTACATGGCTGTGAACCTGCAGAACGAGCACACCGTGGAGTTCCGCCTGTTCCGTGGCACTCTTAAGCGTGACACCATCTGCGCCGCCACTCAGCTCGTGAGCAACCTGTGCAAGTTCGCCATGTCCCACACCGCCGTGGAATGTACACGAGCCACTTTCGCCGACATCATCAATGTCGAGCCCACCTCCGTCCTGTTGGACTACTGCGTGTCCCGCCGTCTGGTCATCCGCACCGCCGCCTAAGAGCGGCAAGGCTCTCTGGAGGGTTCGAGCCTATCGAGCCCTCAACCACACCCGAAAGGGTGAGTGCAAATTGAAAACTGAAAATCGAAACGCGAAAGGAGAATGCAATATGTGCATCATCGCTGCAAAACCTGCGGGCATCCCCATGCCCAACGAGGACACCCTCCGCAATATGTGGGAGGCCAATCCGGACGGAGCAGGGTTCATGTACCCCTCTTCCGTTGTCGGCAAGAAGGGCAAGTCTAAGGCCGCTGTGCAAATCGAGAAGGGCTTCATGACATGGGACGCGTTCAAAGCGGCTCTGGACAAGCTTGCCGCCACCCGTGACCTGTCTGCGACCCCCCTCGTCCTGCACTTCCGCATCACCACCCACGGAGGAACCTGCCCGGAGCTGACCCATCCGTTCCCTGTGACCTCTTCCAGAGGTGTCCTTCGGAAACTCCGCTCCACCGCTCCTGTCGGCATCGCCCATAATGGCATCATCCACTCTGTGACTGCCGGAAAGGACATGAGCGACACGAGTGAGTATGTGGCAAGCCAGCTCGCCCCCCTGCACTCCGCTCTCCCCCGGTTCTGGGAGTCCCCCCCTGCTCTCGAGCTCATCCGAAATGCAATCGGCTCGAAAATGGCAATCCTGTCCGCAGATGGAAAAATCACCACCATTGGCGACTTCATCGAAGATGGCGGCATCCTGTACTCAAACTCGTCCTACTCCTACCGCCGGTTCTCGTTCAGCTACTCCTCCGCAGGAGGATGGTGCGACAACGAGTGGGACTACGGCTCGAGTGCATGGGACGAGTGCACCCCACGCAAGCTGATGTCCATGACGGATGTCGCAGGGTCTTACATCACCCTCGAATGCGGAGATATGCTCGACACGGACTTCGTGGACAACTACGCTATCGACTCCCTGCGGAATGTGTACCAGTACGATGACTACATCGACGTGTGGGTTCGACTGGACGGCGCTGTCCCCTATGACCGCAACGGTAAGCTCCTGCCGTACAACGGCAAGCACGCGACATGGGAGGACACCATGACACTCGATGCCGCCTGTGTCCTGTATGACGAAATCGAGTTCGGGAGCTACGAGGAGGACAAGCCCGACCTGTCCGAGCTCAACACCGACCCGCCCTTCGACTCCTGACCCTGTAAGGCTCTCTGGAGGGTTCGAGCCTATCGAGCCCTCAACCACACCCGAAAGGGTGAGAACTGAATACCGAGAGGAGCAACACCATGACCCGCTACGAAATCCGCCGGGACGGGAGGGTGTGGGTAACATCACCCGTCCCCGACTGCGGCTACACCGCGAAGCAGCTGCGCTCCCTGCGAGCCAACGGCTACCGCCTCCACAAGGTGGAGGACAACACAAAGGAGGGTAAACAATGAACGAATACAGAATTGAGTTCAGCTACCTGTCCCACGGCGACCGCCGGTATGAGACCGACACCCAGCACGCCAGCACAGCACAGGAAGCGGTGGGCAAACTGCGCGAATGGTACGACGACCTCCCCGCGCTCCGTATCGAGCAGGTATGGATTGACCGCAACAACCGATGGGAGACCACCGGGGCGTGGGACTGAGGGGAGGAGACCCCATGCTGACCCTGCTCATCTGCTCCGCCGGATTCTTCGCCCTCTTCGGCATCGTCTACCCCGCCGTGGGCGTCATCGCCCTGCGCCTCATGGGTGACCGCCGCCCCCTCCGCGACCTGCTTCACGACCTGTAATCCCTGCGGCTCTTTGAGGGGCTCGAGCCTATCGAACCCCATCCCATGTCCGGTCTACCGGACAGCCAACCTTATAAACTGAATACCGAAAGGAGAACTGACTATGAAGCAGTACGAAATCGAAGTGACCCGCAAGTACACCGTGTTCGTGGACGCGGAGAACGAGGACGAGGCCATCGACTACGCGGAGGCCAACTACGCGGAACTGTCCCACGGCATCGCCGACCTCATGACCTCCGACATCCTCTCCGTGGACGGAAAGACCTGCGCCCCCAAGGACGAGTGGTACGCGGTCACCAGGTGGTGCGACGAGGACATCGCAATCAACCTGCGCGGGATGGGCTTTGCCGATACTCCGGAGAACATCAAGCGCATCCGGGACGACGTAGACACCCATTGGTTCACCGACCTGCTCGTGGAGCGCGGTCTGGATGCCGTGGAGGACATCATCCGCAACTGCAGTCCCGACCTCACCCGCGCCCCCGAGGAAACCATCACCGGCTTCTTCATCGACCCGGAGAACAACGTCGCAGAGGAGCGCACTATCCCCAAGACCCTCGATGCCTACTATGAGCTCCTTCGCTGTGACTGCATCGACATCGTGTCTCGCGTAATCGGCGGCGAGGTCTATGACATCATCTGCGATGATGAGGCTCTGCTCAAAGAGAACCCTGTCCCCTCTGCCGTCGACACGATGGGCGGCGTCGCTCTGTGCAACCCCATCTTCGTCGTGAACTACGACGGCGGCGATGATGTGTGCTCCCTGCACCCGGAGGACATCGCCGCCCTCCGCACCCACATCCGAACCAGAGCCCTTGTGGGTGCTGACTTCAAGACCATTACCTTTACCTGCATCCACGGCATCTGCTGAGAAAGGAGAACTGACCATGATTGACCTCACCCTGCAACTCGACTACAACTCCGAGGACGAGCTCATCAACGGCTTCCTGTGGGAGAAGTTCCTGTCCGCCGCAATCGAATGCGGGAAGTGCATCAGCTTTGCAATCTCCCCCGCGTACAGCCTCGACAACCCGAGCGCCCACCCCAAGCAGCTCCACGAGCTCGCGTTCTGTCTGCGCTCCATCACCGGAGCCGTACAGCTCTGCGCCGTGTATGACATCTCCAAGGGGAAAGACCTCGCAGATGGGTGCTCCGTCGACTACGCGGTGAAGACCTACCCGAACTACTACCTCGACCGCATCACCGCCTACGGCGACTACCTTGTCCTCCATGTCCACCCTTGACCCTGTAAAACACCGAACCCCCTATCCGCTCAACCGGATAGGGGGTTCTCTTTTTCTCCCGTGTATGCGGGGAGCCGTGTGAGCTCGTCCACGAGAGCATCGGCCTGTTCTTTCGTCCACACCACCTCGACCCGCTGTCCTATTCTCCGCAAGCGGGAGTGCTGGAGGAGCTGCAGCTTCGACACCTCTCCCCCCACCGGCTTCTTTGTCTCCACCCACACGAGGATACCCCCCGGGAGCATGACTATCCGGTCGGGCATCCCCGCATCGTTGTCGGGGATGAACTTCTCGCACCGGCCTCCTGCCCGCTCCACGCTCTTCCTCAAGTGCGCCTCCACTTCGCGCTCTCTCATAGCCGACCTCCTCGCCCCCGTAACTAATAACTGTCAAAGTACCGTTTGTCTGGAGGCTATACTATACTTTCAGTTTTACTATAGCGTTATTACAAGAAAAATATTTTCTTTTCCGACTATTTCACTTTTACACAGTTACAAAATAAGAAAACCTAGATATATCAAGGGATTGAGGCTGTAAAAGTGGTGTAACTGTGGTGTAACTGTGGTGTAACTGTGGTGTAAAGCCGGGCCCGCGGAGCCCAAATCACCCCCCTCAGAGACTCGTTTTTGCAATTTCCATTTTGTTCCAGTCTCCGAGGAGGTGATTTTTCTCCTCAATCCAGCTCGTCAAACTCTTCCTGCGCGGCCCTGCAGTACACTCTCTGGGGGCCATACGCGCCACGGCGACGCGCCTTTCCCGTTCGCTCCCATCCTCTTAGGTTGTCCAGTATTCCCACGATGCGGCGGCTCTGGCTGTCATTCCTGCCAATGGCTTCCCGTGTCTCGCCGAGGAGTTCCATCCGCACCTCGACCACGGACACTTCCTGCCGCAGTACATCGCACGTCCCCAACTCGAGAGTGGAGCGGCCTTGGATATACGCGACTCTCTCCTCGATGGGCAGGTCGTCCCATCCACGGGGGAGGGGCTTGTCCAGGTACTCCTTGATGAGGCCGACCATGTCGTCCTCGAGTGTGTACTTCGCCTGCGCCTCTTGGGTCAGCCGGTACAGCTCTTCGTCACTCATCCACAGGTCTTCTCCCGCGCGCCACCGAACCACGGCCTCTGCCCACAGCTGGTCTACCTCCTCCTCCAGACCGACGAGCCTGCCCCGGTCGAAACCCTTCACCGCCACAGGCCAGTAGCGCCTCCCGCCGGTTCTGTCCTTGATGATGTTGGGGTCATTCGTGGTGCCGTAGAACACGCATTGGCGGGGGAAGTCCATGACGTTTCTCCCGTAAGCGGGGCGGTAGGTGTCCACTCTCTTGGTGAGGTAGTTCTTCACCGTCTCCTCTTCGCTCCTCTTGTTCGCCGCCAATTCCGCAAGTTCGATAATCCATGTACCGCGAATCGCCTCCATGGCCTCCTTACCCTGCATACCGGACAGGGAGTCGTTGAACCACCCGCGGCTCAGAGTGTAGGCGAGGGTCGATTTACCGATACCCTGTTCACCAAACAGGACGAGGAGGGTATCGAACTTGCATCCCGGGTTCATCACACGGGCAACGGCGGCGCACATCCACTTCCGCGTCACAGCGCGCACATATTCGCTGTCCTCCGCCGCGACCCACCGGACGAGCATGGTGTCAACTCTCTCCTTGCCGTCCCACTTCAGTCCGTTGAGGTAAGCCCGCACCGGGTGGAACGCGTTTCGGTTGATGACCATGCTCCACGCATCGGTGATTTTGTTCCGCGCCTCGATGTGCCAGTACTTCTCGATGTACCACCGCAGTCCGGCATCGTCGGCATCTTCCCACGCATCCCCGTTCAGCGCATCGCGTACATCTTCGTCACGCCGCCACGGTACGCGGGCACGGCGCACCGGTCTGGCGGAGAACTCGTTATAGGCCATCGCGCCACGCAGGTGCGGGTCGTTCTCCATGACGAGGATGAGGTTATTCACGGACGGCTCGACCATGCCGGTCTTTGCGTTGCACACCAGACCGGTCATCCATTCTTTGCTGTCTCCTGTCCCGTCCGCTTTCTCTCCCCCCTGTTCGCGCACATCTCCTCCTCCGGTCTCTCCCTCCTCCATATCGGCGAAGTCCTCACGCGCTCTCTCCAGTCTGTCCTCTGCCACCGACCTCTTCACGTCATCCAACTCGGCGCACCACTTGCTCATTCTCTGGTACGAGGGGAGCCCGGTGCCCTGTGCGGTACTCCCCTCGTCGAGCTCGCCGAACTTGTGGATACGGACGAGGTCGAAGGAGTTGCACAGCTGACCCCACGCGGGGTCTGTGGCGTGGTTGGAGTAGAGCCATGCTCCTCCTCCGTAGACCACCGCTCCTCCCGCCGTGGAGCCGCGGGTATATGTGTATCTATTCTCTCCGGCCTCCTCGTACACGTCCCCGAGGAACTCGGCGATTGCCGCATGGACGTCGTAGGTGCGGCAGAACGCGCCAACGATACCGGTCTTTCCCGTCGGCTCCTCCGCCGCGCGCAGTTCTCTCTTGACGATTTCCTTCTCCCGGGATGCAATAGGCCAGCCGCTCACGTCCCGCCACGCGTCCCCCTTCCCGTACCTTGCGAGCAGCTCATCGGGGTTTACCCACGGGCCGTCCTGCAGGTAGAACAGGTACTCTCCGTCCTGCGGGGAGGTAGGCCAGTACATCAGTCTCTCCGGCTGATACGTAGAGGGGTCAAGGGTCTCGAGGACACCGAGGTCGAGAGCAACTTGCCTGCACAGCGGCTCATACTCTTCCCGGCTCACCGCGCGGGTGAGGGGGAGCACCCAACGCAGGCGGGGTTTTTCGGGGGTGTGTGAGTGTGTGGAGTACGCAGCCATCGCCCACTCGTTGAGAGCCATAGCGTTCTCCCAGTCTCCCTCCCGCGCCTCATCGGCGTCGAGGGTAATCAGCCACCTCTCACTCACCGCCCCGGCGACACGGCGGCCTCCGTTCAGAGCTCCTCCGACGAAGCCTCCCGCGGCCTCCTTCTTCGTGCCCTGCTCTTCTTTTGTCATGCGGCGGTACTCCGCGCAGGTCTCCCCTGTGCGCAGGGTCTCACGCAGGCGGCGCAGAACGCCGTCCCACGTGGTCTCCTGTGTCCGCCATCTCTTGCTCCTCGCGGAGCCGGCTGTTGCTATTTTCATTCTGGGTTACTCTCCTTTGACCGGCCACTCGAAGCCGAAGTCAGAGCGCTTGATTTTGCACATGGGTTCCCCGTCTTTCCAGAACACGATTCCTTCGAGTACGTGGGTGCGCAGGTACTCCCGAATGCCCTCGAAGGTGCGTGGTACTCCGTCGAGGGTTTGGCCGTGAGCGACGAGAACGTCCTTGTCTAAGTTGTACGGGTTTCCGTTGAAGTGCGGGCCGACAGCCTCGTAGGTTCTGTTCTGCAATGTTGCGTACTTGTTGGTGAACGCATACGCCTCCACGAACCACTTGTCCGCAGGGTTCTCCGGATTCACCTTCACCCAATGTGGGTGGTGTCCGGTAACAGGGTCGGGCTCGCAGCAGGGGATTGCTCCGGCGGGTGGCTTCTTTCCCTTCTTCGCGTCGTATCGCTTGTAGAATACGCCGTCGATGATAGCGCAGCAGGAGCCATCTACTTTCAGAGTAGCCGCTCCCTCGCCATCCAGAACCCACTCCATGCCGGGGGTTACCTTGTCGGAGATACCGACAACCTTGTGGTTCTCGTACTGTCTTTCAAACAGGGTTGGGATTTTCTTCATTTCCACTTCTCTCCTTTCAAGCTGTGCAGGACGGCCTGCTTCTCGCGCTTCCGCGCGGCTCTCTTCTCCCGTGTCACTTCACGGGACTTCCAGTACGGGTGGTCTTCCTTTCGCAGGGCGCCGCACTCCTTGCGCAGGCACTCCCTCTGCTTCATCTGAGGCAGGGTCATGGAGCACTTGTGGTAGCGGCAGTAGGCGACGATTTTATCGGCCGGCCCGCCGAGAGGGTGCTTATATCTCTGCATCGTCATCCTCCTCGTTCACTTCCCGGTACACGACACCGGCGTGGAGCTGAAGTACTCCCGCCGCCATAGCCAGCTCGAACGGCCCGGCGTTGTACGTGCCCACCACGTCGTGGATGCTGTCATCCGCGCACAGGGCCACCATGCACAGGGCCGTCACCTTCCGCTCTTCCAGCTCCCGAATGAAGTCCTCGAGAGCCGGGTAGTAGGGCTTCACGGCTTCCATTTTCTGTCTCGCCTCCGGTCTTTAATGTAGTCCTTGAATGTGTCTACGACAAAGACCACGAGCGCCACTGCCGCGCACAGCATCACGACACAGACACAGATCAGGGCTATCGCTGCGGCGATAGACAGCAGGGTGCCAACCATACCTGTCATTCTTCCCGCACCTCCCTCATATCCGCTCCGCAGTTGGGGCAGAAGTTGATTGGCATTTCAGCTTCGTCACCATACTGATTGAAGATTGTCAGCACTCCACCCTGAAGCGTTACAGACACCTCGATGTCCTCGAAGTCCCATTTCAGTCCGGCGCAATCGTTTGGCGAACAGTACTGACACCGTCCCCGCTTGGCCTCCACCACATCGGCGGCTTTCTTCTCGCCCAGACCAACGCCGTAGTCCTCTCGCAACTGCTGGATGGCTGTGTCTCGCTCCCACATTACTTGGTCGAACGCGGCACGGGACACCACATCGGCGGCGGGGAGTTCGCAAATATCATCGCAGTCCACAGCAAACGAGTCTGAAAAATCTACATCGGGGTACAAGCCCGGATCTTCGTCAGTTAAGGCAATCATACAGGCCAGCTGCGCTTTCCGCAGCAACGCTTCTCTCTCTATGTACTCAGCCATTGTCAGCCCTCCGTTCTCCATAGCTGCAAAAGTCACTTGCCGATACCATCCCAGGCGTTCCGCTCATGGGACAATCGCCGGTTCCTTCGTATCGGCACAGACCGCACCGCACGACCTCCACGGCATCAATGGTGGGCTGTTCGTCTATGCTATAAAGTACAGCGTTTGTGTCGTACACATACTCGTTCTGCCCATTCTCTAACCAATCCTTCCGCATTGCGTCCGCATCAATCAGCCTCATGGTCTACCTCCCTCATGTCCGCACCGCAGTTGGGGCAGAAGTTGCTTTGTTTTCTGCCATTGCTATATCCACATTCAGAACAAGCAAATTTTTTGTTTGATATTACTCTGCCTCTTTTGCTGGTCGTTGCATAAAGCGTCATTACCCACCGCCCCCGCTTGACCTCCACCACATCGGCGGCGGGAGCGTCTTTCACTCGAAGTATGCACTCCAAGAAGGTAGATACCTGTCCTGCGCAAATTCGCTTCTCTTCGTCATACTTCAAGCCGTGATAAATCTTGAGGAGGTCATTGTACGATTCTTGCAATTCGCTCTTCAGCGCTTCTCTCTCGATATACTCAGCCATTGTCACCCCTCCTTACCAATCCGCATTGACCACAACCGCCACTTCCTCAAATGTGGTCGTTGCAATCAGTCCAAGAATTTCGTCAGAGTTGTACAGGTCGTATTGATGCTCTCTTACGAAGCGGTACACCTTCTCTGCCTGTTTACGGGTCAATTCCATATCCTTGCCGTACCAATCATTCTCTTCGGTGCGCTGTTCGTAGGGGACATAGTAACCTAACTCTTCCAGAATGGGATACCAGCCTCTGCCACCGCTGTCCACATGGTTGTATTCCTTGATTCCGACAACCTCTCCGCAATGCGGACAGGTTTCTGTGACTCTCGCAAAGAATCTGATGTCAAGGCTCATCCTCATCCCTCCTTCGGCGGTTCGGGAAGCGGCATCCAGTGGGTGACATGGATGTATTCTTGCCCTTCGTACCAATCGTTAAAGGTATTCCAACATCCGTCAATGTATGGATTCTCACAATACGGATTGAATGTCGCAACATCAACGACGACCCCATATTCTCGCTCCCAATCGTACTTCAGTTTGACCACTACAATGTAGTCATCAATGCGCTCCGGCAACCTCTCCTTAACACTGATCCACTCGCTCATGTGGGTTCCTCCTCCAACAATTCCGGGTTGTCATGGATGTTGCCGATGACCTCAATATCCTCGCAATCGCACCAATCCCATGCATCGCCAGTAGTTGCCATAATGTAGAAGACGGGCAATTCGTCATAATACCGCACATCTCCGACTCTTCGTGTGGCATACCCCAATGCGTTGAATCGAGAGAACTTGACAATATCCCCCTCAAAGATCCGCTTTCCGTTCTTATCGGTCAGCCCTGTGTACTGGCCCAAGGTGTCAGTGTAGACGGGCCACTTGTCCAGCCCTTCGCCGGGGTCGTTCATGTTCTCCCCGCCGTAGATGATGGAGTGGGCGCCCGTGCCTTGCAGCACCCCACCGTACACCCATCGGCTCGGCAGCTTCGCCCCATCACCGGCACGGACTTTTTCGCCGTATCGGCGGGTCTGCCCCCGGAATAGAATTTCTCTCATGTGGGTTCCTCCTTTGGGCATCTCAGAATCGAATAGTCTTCATCGCAAGCATCGCATTGCCGCTTCAACAGGTCACAAGCACAGCACAGGTCATCCACGCTCATGTCCCATACATGGAAGTGAGGGCAATCCTTACCCCAACAGTCTTTTGGAAATCTGCCGCTCACTCCTTCTCCCCCTCTCCTACACGGCGCAAATAGCTCACATAGCTATTCCATGCGTCAATGGCTTCCGCATAGCCACGCACTCTTTTGTACTCATTCTCACACCCGTTCCGTGGGTGGTCAAAAACCGTCTCACCATGGACGGTTCTTTTTCGCCTAAGTCTTGCCCCGCAGACAGAACACGGTTTAAGTTCCATCGTTATCCTCCTTTACACGGCGATTCCATGCTTCGATGGCGGCTTCTGCATAATCATCGTGGCATCGGTCATAAAACGCTTCTTCGCATTGTTCGATAACGGCTTCTGCGGCGGTAAGTTCGCTTTCCAACTTTGCTAACCGCTCTGCGGCAATACGGCAGATGTACGGTGCATTACAGTTCTGCGGGAATTTTGCGATATACATCAAATCGCCAATGATGTTTGCAGTTGTCGGTTTCAACTCCATTAGGCATCCTCCTCCACCTTCTCCAGTACCACGCGGTAGCCCGCGGCTTCGGCGAATCTGGCGAACACGAACAACTGCGGCAGGGTTCTGCCGGAGGACCACGCGTAGTAGTTATTCTTGGACAGGCCAATGGAGAGGCTCAGAGCGTAGCCGCACTTTCCTGCGGCGGCGCAGATGGCTTTTGCGGTGGCGGGGAAGTTGTCAACATCGACGATGATTTTATCGGGCATGTATCTCACTCCTTCTCTTTGTAAGCTCCGCACTTCTGCTGACAGGCGAAGTGGTAGCTCTTCCTCTCGGTGCAGTACACCAGCTCGTGTGGTGGCGAGGAGCACCGGCACGTCGCGCAGGTCTCTCCTTCCGCCACGGGTTTCCACGCGGCCTCTACCTCCGCCTCGAGCATCTTGACCTTTGCGGTAAGAGCGCTGTTGGTGTTCAGCAGCATGACGTACACGTCGCGCATGGACGCCAGTTCGTCCTCGAGCTCCGCCACGTCCTTTTCGTGGGTCTCTCTTTCGGCCTCCAGTTCCTTCGACAGCTTGTTGTACATGGCGGCGTGGTAACTCACCTCGTCGCGCAGTCTTGACACGGCGCGCAGGTCCGGGCGTTCTTCTTCGGCCCACTCCTCCACGAGATCCGCCGCTTCGTCCCCGAGAGAGTCGGAGATGACCCGGAGCATACTCTCCATGTACTCGTCGGGCAGGAACAGCAGAGATCCGTCCTTGAGTGTGATTTTCTTCATGTTATACCTCCTGTATGGCCTCACTCACGTAGGCCTTGAGCGCCTGCAGGAGCCCGTCCTGCGTAGCTTCTCTCTGCCCGAGGACAGAGAGTACTCGGTCGTCCAGAGTATCCTCACAGACGACGTGATGTACGATTACGCCCTGCTCCTGTCCCATGCGGTGCAGGCGGGCGTTGGCTTGTTGGTACAGCTCCAAGCTCCACGGCAGGCCGTACCAGATGATGATGTGTCCCCCTCCCTGCAGGTTAAGCCCGTGGCCGGCACTTGCGGGGTGGCACAGGAGCATGGGTATCTCACCGGCGTTCCACGCGGAGATGGTCGCCACGGTGTCCGCATCTGCGACCATCTTCACGGCGGCGGGGAACTTTTCCATGATGCGGTCCGCGTCATGCTTGTAGGAGTAGAACACCAAGAGGGGCTGACCCTGTGCCGCCTCTTCCAGTTCTGCGAGGGCGTCCAGTTTCCGGGAGTGGATGAGCTGTACTCCTCCCTCCTCGTTGTACACGGCTCCGCCGGACATCTGAAGCAGCTTGCCGGAGATAGCCGCGGAGGTGGTTCCGTATACCACGCTCTCAAGGGATTTGCCGTCGAACTCGGACAGCACCTTCTCTTTTTTCAGCTCCTCGTAGGCGGCTCTTTCTTTCTTGTCCATGCGCACCGCCACCCGGTTGAAGGTGATAGGCGGCAGGTCGAGCCAGTCTGCGCCTCTCATGGAGATGCACAGGTCGCTCAGTTTCCTGTCGATAGCCTCTTTCGCCCCCGGCTTGAGGTTCCAGTTGAACACCACATGGCCTCTTCGCGCTCCGGGGTTGAAGTACTTCTCCCGGTACGCTCCGAGGGTTGGCCCGAGACGCTCTCCCCGGTCGAGGAGGAATACCTGCGGCCACAGGTCTGTGTAGCCTTTTGGGGCGGGAGTTCCGGTCAGACCCCAGATGGGGACGCCAATCGGCACACGCCTCTTGAGCGCCCTCCACCTCTTGGCCTGTGTGTTTTTGAACGAGGACAGCTCGTCGATGACCACGAGGTCAAAGGGCCACCTCTTCAGGCCACTCTCTTTCGGGTCACACAGCCACACCACATTCTCCCGGTTCGTGACATAGATGTCAGCTTCTGCGGCGAGAGCCTTGAGTCTCTTCTTCCGGTCTCCCAGTACCGGCGATACGCGCAGATGTTGGGTGTGGTCCCACTTCGCCGACTCACGGGTCCACGTGTCCTCTGCTACGCGCAGAGGAGCGATGACCAGCACCTTGCTGATGGCGAAGTCGTCAATCAGCTGAGCGATGGCGGTGAGAGTGATGCTCGTCTTGCCGTGGGCCCAAACCCATGTCAAGGAACAGGCCGGCGCTCTCCGGCTTGTACGGAGACAGGAGCCGGTCGATGCAGAACTGCTGATAGGGTTTAGGAATGTACTTCATTTGGCATCACCTCCTTCTCGGTGTGCTCACGGTTCTTGGCGTGCCATCGGACATGGTCGCCTTGTGACGCGAACACCATTAGGTTGTCCGGGGTGTTGTTTCGTTTATTTCCGTCGACATGGTGTACAACTTCGCCGGGCTTGAGCGGTCGTCCGAGCATCTCTTCTGCGATGACTCTGTGGGTGTGCCGGCCGTACAGCTTCTCGTAGGTTGCGCCTCTACCAGAATTCAGTTTCGAGTCCCGCAGTTTCTTTCTTGTAGTGTCCGTCATGCGCGTCGGGTTTAGCTCCATGTTAAGCAGTTCCATGTGGCATTGCCGACTGCAAAAAGGTCGGCCTCTTTTCCGCTGACTCGGCGGTCTATACATTTCTGCTCCGCACTTTGTGCAGTGCTCTACAGCTCCTTCCTTTTTACGCATCGTGCTCTTCCTTCCACAGCCGTCTGACAGCTTTCAGCGCCTCGCCGTGGAGGCGGGTGATGTGGCGCTCGGTGTAGCAAAATCCCTCCCGGTGCATCCGGAAGTGTACCTGTGTCCAGTTCATGCCGGACAAGTACCGCAGGCGCAGGATGATGCGGTGGGTGGGGTCGTTGAGCTTCTTGATGAGCCTCTCCGCTTCGCCGTAGTTGCGCAGCTCTTTCTCGGATGCCGCCGCCAGCTTCTCTCTCTCGTCTGCGAGAGTGGCCCACAGCTGCTCCATCCCGGCCCCGCCTCCTCCCGGCATACCGCTCATGGAGGAGGTCATCCGTTCTGCGCGGCTCTCCAGTTCTTCCACCCGCAGATTCAGTCTCTTGTACTCGAACTTCGCCTCTCTGGCGGATCGCAGCACATCGACCGCGGGGTCATCGTACCTTGTTGCTGTTTCCTGTCTCATAGACTTCCCCTTCATCTTTCTCCACCTTTTGGATGAGGCGGGACAGGTACCACTTTGCTTTGCGCAGGTCTTCCAGGCCGTTCTTACGCTTCCACCGCCACAGGTACTTGATGGCGTTGGCGGTACACACAGCCTCGATGCCGCGCAGGTCTACGGTGGCGGCCTCAAGAGCATCGATGCACTCAACGCCGCCCTGTGTGTAGTGGTTGGGGTGGTTCACATTGTCAACCTTCTTTGTCTCGCTCATTTTGTTCATCCTCCTCTTCGGGTTCCATTGGTAGGTTTATGGAGTTATAGGCCGTGCTCCCGATCCAGCGGGGGCGGAAGCCGGTCTCTTCGGTGTCATCCCGCCACCGGTCTGGAGCCCACAACATCAGCCTCGGAACTCCTCGTAGATGTCGTCAAACAACACAGGAATCCGCTCATGCACCATGTCCAGCAGCATGAGGGCCACCTCCCGCATCTGCGGATGGGCGGCAGAGGAGCACCGGAGCTTGAGGAAGTGCCGCCACTCCCGGATGTTGGCGGTCATCACAACCTCTGTCTTGAGGCTGTTGGGCAGAACAGCGCGGGCCTCCTGGGGCGTATGGCCACACGCGAGCAGGTTAAAGTAACTGGTCTCCGCAACCCAGCAAGTGTCATGCCACGTCCGGTAGCCCTCAGTTCCGGGCTCCAGGTAGCAGGGCTCGATGACGGTGATGTGGCCGTCGAACTTGTCGTTGGAGTAGTTGCAGTACCGGGTAGACTCCTGGCAGTAGCTGGCCATGCGGTGGCGGACGATCTCGTGGCTCACGCCACGGTCGCACACGAACTTTACGGTAAAGGAGCAGTGCTCCAGAACCGCCTCGTGGCCTCTCTTGATAATGCCGCGCAGGAAGGTCTCGGCGGAGCCGTCGGTGATGCGGCCTTCGGACTTGTAGCACACGCGGCCGCACTCCTCCAGCCGCTTCAGAATGGTCTCCCCGTTGATTGGAGTGATGAACTCCACATAGGGCTTGATGATTTTCATTTCGGTTCCTCCTTAAAAATGGCCGGCTCCTTTCTGATGCAGGCACGGGAGATGTTTGCCGCCACATTTGGCTCCTTCTTGGCAAAGACGGGCCACTCGACCCACTCGTACTTGTAGGTCACATCGCCGGTGATGTCGTAGACGTGGTCGTTTACGACGCACCCGAAGTGGTTCTCCACGGGGGCGTACATGATGCACCGGGGACGGATGGCCTCGGTGTCATGGAACCGGTGGGCCAGAATGTGTGCGAACCAGTAGCAGCAGCCGTTCATAAAGCAGTCGATGACCTGCTCCTTCTTGCCCTTACCGGTGAACTCCTCAATGAACTTGATAACGTTGGGTTTCATCCTCTTGCCTCCATGTCCAGAATTTCGCACCACTTAGCCGCGTTGGCCAGCACTGCATTTGAGTATCCGCGCCACCCGTCGTCATAGCCGCGGTTATAGGCGCGCAGGGCGGCGGGCAGATCTCCGCCGTATTTTTTGAGTAGATCCCCGAGGTACTCCATACCTGCGGCGATGTTCCCATGCGCATCGAGGTCGGCGGGGAAGTACGTTGGGTTCAGCTGACACAGGCCGTAGCACCCGGCCTTGCTCTTCGCGTAGATGTCGAATCGGCTCTCGGTCTCGATGAGGCCGAGGCCAACACAGAAAGGGACGCCATTCACCTCACATGCCCAAGATAGGGTGTCCTGCAGGTCATAGGAGAGAGGGATACTGTCAGAAAAGTAGCCGTCCTCCACGAGAGCCTCGTAGATAAGCTCCTGTTCCAGGGGATCCTCCGCGTAATCATCTGGCTCCTCCGCGGCGGGGGTGTTCTCAGCGGGTTCCTCTTCGTGGTATACCTCTTCCGTCTGGTACACGGCGGCATCCGCGGCGAGGACGACGGTGCACCCCCGAAGAGCGAACATCAGCAATAATATAGAGACGATGGCGAGAAGGACAGTGGCCACGTCAAGGACGAGATTGTAGCGCTGTCTCCGGCGTTCCTCTCGGGTCAGGTTTCTCCTATTCATCTCGCACTCCTCCTTCTCCATGGGTACAGCTCCTGCAGGGCTCCGTTTCCGGTCGCCGCACCCGCAGGCAGTAGTAGTCGCAGTCTCGGCAGGCACCCGGCATGATGCCGGGGTCGAGGGCGCGGTCGCCGGGTGTGTAGTTGTCGGTCATGCCGGTCTCCTCCTTAATCCTTAATGTAGTAATCGCAGTAATAGCCGTCTCCTCGGAGCGGCAGGCCGGGCGCCCACGGGAGGGCGCGGCCCATGATTTCGGCCACATCCTCGAGAGTTCTCCCGTCTCTCGGTTCGGAGATGACAACTTCGTCGTGGATGTGGGCTACGATGCGGAAGCCCGCTTCGTCAAGGGCGAGCATGGCGTCGCGCAGACAATCCCGCGCTGTCGCCTGCACGAGGTTCTCAGTGATTTTCCCGCTGAAGGTCTCGATGCGCGTCCACTTGTGGGTCTTCTGGTCGAGGCCCATGTAGGATAGAACCTTCTTACCGACGGTGAACTTCCCGGTGCCGTCTCCGTAGCGGGCTCCGAAGTAGGAAATCCGCCTCCCGCTTGGCAGGTGCATCCACAGAACTCCTTTCTCAAAGGTGAAGCGGATGCCGCCGGTGGAGCTCACCTGCGGGGTGCCGTGTACCACACACCGGATTGCCGCCCGCTCAAGGCTCTTCCACAGCTTACAGACGTTGGGGTGTGCCTCTCGCCACAGGTCAACGGCGTTGATAATGGCCTCGTCGCTCATGCCCATCTTGTCTGCGCCAAAGGCTTTCATAGCGCCCATGCCACCGCCGTAACCGCAGGCCAGCTCTGCTGTCTTTGCGGGTTGGCGCAGGTGGTGGTTCTCACCGCCCTTGGCGATGGACTTCTTCGGCACACCGAACATACGCGCTCCGGTGGCCTCGTAAATCATGCCGTCACCCCGGAACTCTTCCAGAGCCCACTCCTCTCCCGCAATCCACGAGAGAACGCGGGCCTCGATGGCGGAGTAGTCGCACACGATGAACCTGTGCCCCTCTTCGGGGATAAGAGCGGTGCGCACGAGCTCAGACAAGACGGAGGATACCTTGCCGTAAATCATGGATACCCCGTCGTAGTCTCCCGCTTTCACGAGCCGCCGCATCTGGTCGATGTCCGGGCTCTTGTTCTTGCTCATGTTCTGGAACTGGACGCGGCGTCCTGCCCATCGCCCGGTGCGGCCGGCTCCGTAGAACTGGAAGCACCCTTTCGCGTGGTCGTCGAGGCAGGCGGAGTTGGCCATGGCCGCGTACTTCTTCGTAGAGCTCTTGGACAGTTCTGTGCGCAGCTCCATGAACTTCTTCGCCTTGTCGGTGGAGAGCTGTGCCACCACATCGGCGACCACCTTCTTATTGAGTGACGCTACCTCAATGCCCTCCTGCTCCAAGAGCCACTCCTTCACCTGCGCTACGCTGTTGGGGTTCTCCATACCGGTGAGAGCTATGGCCTCCTCGGTAAGTTCCGCCTTGTAGAGCGCGTCCATCTCCATCGCGTTCCGGGCGAGCTCGGTGTCGATGCGGACGCCACGGTTGTTGATGCGTTGGTCGAGTACCCATGCGGCGTGTTCCACGGCGTCGGGGGCCCAGTGGATGAGCCGGTTGTGGATTTCTCTCTGAGCTACAACGTCCTGTCCGTTATATTCTTTGTATTTAGCCCACTTCTCCGGGTAATCCTCCGGGCGGTGGATGACGGCGGGCTTGTCCTTTCTTGCGCGGTACGGGGAAGCGAACCACCGGATGAGCTGCTTGCCCTCTTTCATTTTCGCCTTGTCCTCTTCGAGGCCGAGAGCGGCTCCCGCGGCTTCCAGCTTCATGGGCAGGCCGCACACGGCGGCGAGAATCATATCGTCGAACCATTGGTCTATGGGCAGGTCCATGCCGAACTGCTTGGACAAGCAGGCAATCTCAAAAGGAGCGTTCCACGCACACTTGCGGTAGGCATCCCATGTGAGAGCCTCAAAGAACTCGTCCGGAACCTGCTCGCCGCACTCAAGGTCGATGGTGACCTCCGGCTCGTTGTCGATGGCGTAGGACAGGAGCTGAATGTGGAAGTCCGGGGACTCCACGTACTTATGTACCCCCTGCTCGATGGGCACCGAGCTGAAGGTCTCAAGGTCGATGGATAGGTCGGTCATACTTCCTCCTCAGATGGGCAGGGCCCCGATGCACAACACCGGGGCCCTATTCAAATCAGTCCAGCTCGTCGCCGGAGCCCATATCGCCGAAGTCAGAATCGGCGGAGGAGCCACCGGCAAGACGCTCGTCGTCACTGGTCTTGATGACGTTGTTCAGACCGACGCCGACGCCCTTGTTGCCGTTGCTGTCGTAGGGGAAGAAGTTGATAGCAGCGGCGCCCCAACAGCCGGAGTAGAAGTCGCCCTCGTCCAGAGCCTCTACCACCTTGCCGCCGTCCAGAACGCGGATACCGACGGGGTTGCGGGAAGAGGCGTTCATGAAGTACATACCCTCATACTCGGGGCCCTTCTCCTCCTCATCACCGTCGCGCAGGGGGTTGTTGCGCTTGGCGGGGATTTTGCCGCCCCACTTGGAGGACTTGCCCTTCTCCTCGGCGGCGGCGATGCACTCGCGCACCAGATTGACGGTCTCGGTGTCGGACTTGGGGATGAGCAGGCAGGCGGAGTACTTGGCCTTCTCGGTGTCACCGTCGGAGGAGTACTTCTCGAACACGTGGGCGTAGGAGAAGCGGACCTCACCGATGCGGGCGGAGGTTTCGGACAGTCTCTTGTTGTAATTCTTTCTCATGATGTTTCTCCTTTTAATTTCAGTTTTCGTTATAACCGACAGGGTGTTTTTATAAAGGATATTCGCGCACTTAACCCCTATCGGGTATAGGCATTAGATGTAGCTGAAAGTGCGGCCCTGCTTGATGGCGTTAATCGCCCCATGCGCCACCCCGTAGTCCTTTGCTATGGCACGAAGAGTTTCGCCGCGCTCGAGTCTGGCTCTTATCTCGCGCACCTGCGGAATGGTTAGTTTCTGGTTTGCGCTTCTTCCGCCGTACCTCGGCCAGTCGCGGAGGTTTTCCGATTGGGTGCCGTAGGCCAAGTTGGACACAGAATTGTTACTCTGGTCGCCGTCCATATGACGAACGACGCTGTTATTCGGTCTCGGCCCCAGAAAAGCGGAGGCGACCAAGGAGTGTATGCTTTTCGGGGAGGATAATCCGTTTTTGCTAAGGTGTACGCTCTCGTATCCATTTGGCGTGACGAAGGTTTTTAGCAGTACTCCGGACCGCCGTCGGAGGCGCGGCCCGCACTGCTCGACTCGGTCAACACCCCTAACCCGACCTCTATCAGACACCTCGTACAGGCCTTCGTACCCGACAACTGGTTTCCATGTCTCAGTCATCGTTGTCCTCCATGTCGGCGAAAGCCGCGTCAGCAGAACTGTATGCCACCCGTTTGTCGTCTTCCGGAACAAGCGTGAGTGCGCCTTCCGGTTGCGTGACAAACTTCTTAATAATGGCGTCGTAGGCCTGCTTTCCCATCTCCTTCTCGATTTCGCCGGGGGTGCGCAGTTTTCGGTTCAGGTACTGGTCCTCGGTGAGACCCGCGCGGGCGAGTTGGTCGATGACTGCTTCTTCATTCGTCCACACCCGGTTACCCTTGCGACCTCGGACGAGTTTCCAATTCGGCCACTCGACACCCTGAATCGCCTGATTCCGCGCATAGTTTTTGACGTCCTTAATCCACGCCTCCGCGATGTCAGCCACCGCAAGGATGCCGGGGATTTCGGAGTCGTCGATGAGGCCGGGTGTGGCGAAGCCGTGGGTGAAGCCCCTCATAGCCTCGGATGCGCGGTGCGCGCAGATGGCTTTCGCCGCGCAGAACTTGCAGTGGTCGCCCGCGCAGAAGTCGCCACGGCCTTTCCACGCAAGTTCTGCTGTGGGCCTTATGCTCTCACCCCATTCAAGCAGTTCGTCACGAGTGAGCGTCTCTTCAGTAACAGGGCTCTCGTTGACGCGGGGCTGAATGATGGTGTTGCGCACATGGGTGAAGTCGTACAGGTCACCGAGCAGGTTGGTCGCACCCAGTCCGTACAGGCGGGCCTGCGGGTTCTCGACGGCGCTTACCTTAACGCCCTTTCCGTACTTGAGGTCACACACCTCGAGAGTGACGTTGGACACGATGGTGGCGTCTCCCGTGCCAAACCCGCTCGGCACCCACGGGGAGAAGTCGAGGCGCTGCTCGATGAGCAGGCGGGCTTCGGGGTCTACGCGCTGTGCGTCATAGAGCTTACCGAGAACGATGTCGCAGTAATCATCCGTTGCTCTGTCCATTTCCCGGGGGATGTCGCCAAGGGCTTTGACTTGCTCCTTAAAGGAGAAGTCATTGATTTCCCCAATAGCCTTCCGCAGCTTCAGTTCAGACAGGGCGTGGGCGAGAGTACCTTCTGCCGCAAAGGGGGAAGACTTCTCGCCGAAGATGCCTCTTAGCCGTTCCTCCAGTCGCGCAGAGGGAGGGCAGGACAGCCACCTCTTACTGGATGAGGCGCTAAGTACGGCGTGGAGCCCCGGCATTACTTGTTCTCCTTCTCGAACTCACCCACAAGTTCGTTTAGCTTCATCAGCTTGCAGGGGTCAGTGATGGTGGAGAACTTCGTGGCGCCCACCTCGGCCAGCCAAGCCTTTGTGTCCGCGCCCTTCAACCGGGCGTCTGACATACGGGCTCGCAGGGCGGTGCGGTACTCCTCCACGTCAAAGGAGGGAGGGGTGGGGCCGGTGTCTCCCTCCCCGGAGTCGCTCTGCTCGGGGCCTTCATACTTAGGTACGGGGGTAAAATTGGGGGGCGGGGTTGCACCAAAGGGAACCGGATGGAGCAATTCGTTGATTTCCCAACGCAAGGAGCGCAGGAGCTCAAAGGTGCGGGCGTACTCCTCGGTGCCGGGCTTCATGGAGGGGAGAGCCTCCGCGACGCGCTGTTGCTCGTTCTGGAACAGAGTCAGCAGGTCCATTAAGGCTCACCCCCGTCCCGGTCACTGGAGAACATGGCGTCCTCCATGTAGGAGAGTACGCGGTTCACGATGACGGCAAACTCCGCGCCGGTGATTGCCCGTGCCTCGGGTTCGCCGGGGAATGCCGTGTCGAGCAGAGCTCTCTTCAGCAGGGTCTCAAGACCGTCGCGGTTAATGATGACCCCTCGGGTCAGATATTCGGGTCTCAAACTTTTTCTACCTCCTCTTTAGTTGTGGAACTTTATCGTCACCTCGACAGTGGCGTGACGCCCGGCGAGGTATGCGAACAGGGTTTCGGAAATCTGCGCGGCGCTCCCGTCCAGAATCATGCTCAACTCGCGCAGGACGTTGAATGCAGGTGCTGTGGCAGGGGGCTCGTTACGGACGGGCTCTTCGGGGGTGGGCTCTTCGGGGATAGGCTCGGCGGCCAGCTCGGCAGTGCGCGCCTCTTCGAGACTGCTAAAGACATCTTCGACCTCCGGCCACCTGTCGTCCCCTCTTTTCGCCCAAGCGTAAAGAGCGTCAGTTTTAGATTTGTCTCGGGCCCCTTTGTAGGACTCCGCCTTGAGCCCAACTCGTTTGGCGTAGAGGGTAAGAGCGGCATCGCTCATTCCGAACACGACGCGGCTGATGGTAACAAGGCCAAGTTCGAAGCGGTTCTGGATGTAGTCAATGTGCTCCTGCTGGAGGTCATGCGGCATACTCTTGAACTCGCTCCAAGGCATGGGCTGGTTAATCGCGTAGGTCTTCATCGGGCCGTTCAGTTTCTTCTTCTCTGCGGCGGTGAGGTTGTCGCTCGGGAGCATACACTTCTTGCTCTTGGAGCCGTTCACCTTGTGTCTGGCGCTCGGCACGAGAGCCTTGCGGTCCCGCACGGTCTCGTAGAAAGTGGCGTCATTCATCGCCGTCAGCCTCCTCGATAACACAGATTGCGGCGGCCTGCTCGATGAGAGCGGAAGCCACATGGCGCATGGACAGGCCGGTCTTACCGCACAGCTCCATGAGAGCGAGCTCGGCGGCCTCAGAGATGCGTACCACGCCGTTCAGCTTGGCCTTGTCTCGCGGGCCGAGGGGCTTGGGGCGTTTGATGGTGATTGCTGATTTCATAATTTCGTCTCCTTAATTGATAATTTCGGTTTTGTGTGATATGGTTGGGTGGAAAGGGGTGTTCCTCATGGGGTACGTAAACAAGTTCTGTTGGTGCGGCACGGCGGAGAGGTTTCTCTCCACCGGGAAAGAAGAGTGGCTCTCTACTATGAGCCGGAAGTACGCGCAGGTCTCTCCCCACTCTCTTACCAAGTCAATGGTGAAGTCGTGGGGGAATTGCTATGATGCTCTCTCCCACACTCTTTCTCTTCTTGGGGACGGGTACAGGAACCTCTACCTCATCTTCGAGTACGGGCTCCCGATGTTCCCGGTCAAGCCGGGGAGACCCGTGAACGAGGAGTACGCGGTAAGTGCGGATTGTGTTGTCCTCTCGAACAACTCGGTTCTCATTCTCGAGTTCAAGGACAAGGACCTATCCGACCGAGAGTTTTCTCTCCATCTGGCGTACTCTGTTCGCCGGTACAGGAACCGCATTCAGCAGAACCACGATATGTCCCGTGGTTTCCGGAAGAAGGGCGTTCTTGTGACAACGGTGAATACCGGAATACGACGGAAAAAGATTAAAGGTGTAGACCTGTGTTCGTCTGACCTCCTGCACGAGGAAATCTCCGAGTACTTCGGGCCGTCCCCTGCGAAGCTGAGAAACATAAGGCAGTGGGTTGGGTCCACCTACTCCCCCTAAGTCACATCGTCTACGCGTTTCTTGAGTGTGAGGCCCGCCAAGTCAAGCAGCATGACGACGCTGCTGAGAGGGATGGTTACGTCTTCCCCGGCGAGGATTTTGGAAATCGTCACGCGGCCGAGACCGGCTTTGTGGCCCATCTCCTCGAATGACATCCGGGTGCGGTTCTTCACGACGGACAGGTTGTCTGCGATGACGTTCCGGACTTTCTGGTTTCGCTCCGCGATTTTCTGCTCATGGGTGAGTAGTACCTTAGGCATGGTCAACCTCCTCTCTGAGTAGTTCGTCTACGGTGCAGCCGTAGAGTTTAGCTATTTCGGGGAGGCGCTTTGCGCTTGGAGTGGTTACCCCGGTCTCCCACTGATACACGGCGGCGTCGGACACATGGAGCTTCTCCATGACCTGCGCCACCGACAGTCCGGCTTTCTGCCGGGCTCTTCGGAAGCTCACTTTATCCCTCCTATACTAAGTTTTACTTGACAACTTAGCCTAATGCTCGTATAGTTAGAAGTGCCAACAAACTAAATATCTCGTGCAGTCCGCTAAGTCTGGGGGCTCGCTTTGCTGTGTCTTAGATGCGCTTAGCATAACACCAATCCCCTTTAGTCGTCAAGAGGTTCTTAGTATTCTTAGGGCGTTTTGTCGGGTTGCACAGTTTTCGGGGGTGGATTTGTGGAAATTGTAGGCATGGATACTAAGAGTGTCTTGACAAGGATTGAGCTGTTACTGCTTGAGCGCGGTATGACCAAGGACGAGTTCTACAAAAAGAGCGGTATTTCATCCGCGTCATACTCTCAGTGGAACACCGGCGTTCATAAGCCGACGCTTAAAAAGTTGGCGCAGGCGGCAGAAACTCTTGGCGTGACGGTGGAGCACCTTGTGTACGGCCCCGGGATGCGCGTCACTTCTGGAGCCGCAATCGACCAAGCTCTTATCGACGCCGCTGTAGAAAAGGCCATCGACAGGTACAAAAAAGAAACGCCCACCCTCTCGAAAGAGGATGAGCGTAAGAAGATTATGGACTTGTTGGACACGCTGTCGCAGGCCGAGCTCATCGAGCTGATGGCTAAGACGGCGGAGAAGTTGAAAGAGAAAGGTCTCGCGTGAACCTTATTTAATTATCACGCCTGTACGCGCGGAGCAGTTCTTCCCGGTCCTCGTCGTGGAGGCGGAGGAGCATCTGCGCGAGACGGTCCTTCAGTTGTTCGGGCGCTATGTCATTGGCAAGAGCACAAGAAGATAAATTGACTATTGACATTCAGCGCCCTCCTATCATACGATTAAGACCAAGACTTAAAGCCCACCCCACCGGAGCGCCGTGTCGCCAAACCGTATCGCCCCGGTGAGGCATCTTGTTGGGCTGATTTGAATTTACCATATGCCACCTTGTTCATTCAATGCTCAAAGCAGAGCAAAATGGATGCAAAAAATGGTGTCAAATCGGCTCAAAGCAAGCAAAACTTCATATTTTGAACCGAGGTGACGCAAATAATGAGCGAGCAGCAAGAACTACTGCAAAAACTGCGTGTCGCAAAGGACGCCAAAGGCTTGTCCTATCAAGACATAGTGGATATCACGGAGGAAAACGGAGAGGCCGTTTCGCTGTCCACTGTGAAGCGCATTTTCCAAAAAGACTCCAGCTTGGATGATTTCAGATACCACCAGACTGTCCGCCCGATTATTCGCGCCGTTCTGGGCATGGACGAAGAGACCGAAAAACCTGCGGCAAAACCTTCTTTGGCGCAGGCCGAGCAGTATTACGCCACCATCGAAGGATTAAAGGCGGTTGTCGAACTGAAGCACGAACAGCTCGTAGCCTTGCAGAAAGAGAATAATCGCCTCACCTCGGAACTGGCGGATTTGAAGGTCGACCGGAAAGAGCAGCTCTCCGAAACAAAAGCAGACTACCAAAAGAAAATCGACCATCTCAAAGAGGAAATACTGTGGTACAAGGGTTCTTTGAAGTGGCACAGACGGGTCGTGCTCATTTTGGGCATTATCGTGGCTCTTGCTATTGCTGCGCTTGTAATCGACTTGGCCGTGGGCGGCATTGGCTGGATTCGCTATTGACATAATAGAACATTTGTTCTACGATGTCAACCCAATAAATCGGTCTATTCTAAGAAAAATAGAAAAGACCCCCGGTGCCTCGACTCACCGGAGGTCTAATCGAAAGGAGCAACACGGTGAACGAACCCGAGTTGCGCCTTTCATTCTAAACATAATCGAAAGGGATGTCAACATGAACGACGAAAAATTGCAGAAGAAACGGCGGGAGAAAGCGGCGAAGCTGAAGCCAAGACCCGTGGAGCTCCCGAGTGGTGCGTTCCGGTGCCGCGTCATGGCGAACGGGAAGACAATAAGTGTCGTGGACCCGGACCCGGAAGTGGCCCACGCGAAGGCGCTTGCGCTGAAGAGCGGCCTCATTCAGCAGGACAAGCCTCGGAACGCGCTTACCGTTGGCGAGGCTACCGACCTGTACATCGAGTCGAAGAACTCTGTTCTTTCTCCGGCGACGGTGAGCGGGTATCAGAGAGTTCGCGCAAATCTCTTCCCGCCAATCGCGGCCACGAAGTTGTCCGACCTAACGCAGGAGGATGTTCAGCGGTGGGTGAACTCACTCGCCCGGGAGAAGTCCTCGAAGACCGTCCGTAACGCTCATGGTCTGCTCACCGCTGTGGTGGGTGCGTACCGACCGGACCTCGCCTTACGCACGACTCTTCCGCAGAAGCAAAGATACGATGTCGCCATCCCTACGGATGAGGACATCGGAAAGATTATCTCACAGGTACGCGGAACGGAGAACGAAATTCCGGTACTCCTTGCAATCTGGCTCGGCCTGCGTATGTCTGAGGTTCTCGGTCTGAAGTGGACCGACATGGACGGGGATGTGCTCCACATCCGCCGGGCTCGGGTGGACGAGGGAGAGAAGACCACGAAGACCTATAGCTCTCAGCGCGATTTGTTTATACCCGAATACATTAAGCGACTGTTGGACGCCGCGCCGCGTAAAACGGAATACATTGTGAACATCGGGCGAAAAGCTCTGTACAGCCGGTTCCAAACCATTTGCGCGCACGCCGGCGTGTCTCAGCACTACCGGTTCCACGACCTGCGCCACATCAATGCGTCCGTGATGCTTGCTCTCGGCGTCCCCAATAAGTACGCGCAACAGCGCATGGGTCACGCCACCGAGAATATGCTCAAGACGGTCTATCAGCACACGATGTCCAAGGAACAGGAGGAAGTAGCGGCTCGTGTGGACGCGTACTTCGAGTCCAAATTTTGTCACGACGTTTGACACGAAAAACACGAAGCCTTAGAGCCCCAACGGGTTTAGGGCACAAATAGTCTGGGTTCGAGTCCCCGCTGGGTCACCATCGAGCAACCCGTTGCGGCGCAGCGGGTTGCTCCTTTTTTGCTTAGAGCCCCAACGATTTGCGGGTTTTATGCGTGAGCGTTTTGTTCGTGGCGACAGCATCTTGTGCGCGCGAAAAGCATCGAATTTTGTCACGATTTTGACACGGGTTTTGCCATGAAAATCGAACCCCGCTGAAAACCCCGCTGGGTTTTTGCCTCCAAAATAGAGCCCCTCCAGAATCGCTCTGGAGGGGCTTTTCTTATTCGCCGCGGTACTGTCCTTGATACAGCTTCACGCAGTTGGCTTTCTTGATGTGCCGGCCATGCATATAATCATAGACGGCCATCATGGCTTCGGGAGGCTCCCCGTGTTCTTTACGGTGCTGTTCGATGAGTTTCGTTATCTCACCGTGGAGGAGGTTCACGTGGCGCATCTCTTCGTTTGAGATGTCGTAGAACACCTTTCCGAGGGTCGGGTTGCTCCCCTTCCACGCGATGGCTTCCTGAGCGTATCGCTCGGCACCCTCCAGTTCCTCCTCAATCATCTCGCACAGTTCCTTGATTATTTTCATACCATCACCTCATCAGATAGCGATACAGTTTATCTAAGTCGTCCTCGCGGAAAGTAAAGCCGAACATCTCAAGAGGCCACTTTCCCGCGGACTTAATCTTAAACTCTTTATACAGCCGGTCCACGTCAACATTGTCACCGTCTACCAGCTCGGTTCCGTCTGCCAGTTTCAGCAGGCCGGGTACTTTCGATTTAATAACGAAGGGCGCCATCGCGGAGAATGCAATACCCTCCAACTTAGGCATCTTAGGGACGAGATCCTCATCCACGAAAGCCGCAACGTTCTCCAGAATTTTGTTCATGCTTACCATGTTATCACCTCACAGAAATGGGTGGGGGCGGTTGCCCGCCCCCGTAGGTCTCGTTAGGCGCCTGCAGCGGGGGTAGTGGTGGGCGTGGTGGTCACGGTCACCTCACCCCAACCGGGGCAGATAGAGCTGTTGGGAACGCGGCGGATAGTCAGCGCCATCAGCTCGTCCACCTGCCCCTTGATGCAGGCCATGGTGGCGGTGTTGGTGGCGTTGTACACGCGCTGGTCGCACAGCTCGTGCTCGACGCGGTCGAATCGGCGCTCCACGTAGTCGCGCAGCTTACCCATTTCGCCGAGAGTGTAGACGTTCGCGTCACGGAGCTTTACCTCGGTCTCCAGTTCAGCGATTTTGGAACTCTGGGCCATCTCGAAGTGGTTGACGTAGGCGGGGTTGCCGTTGTTCCAGCCCAGGAGGCCTCCCAGGCCACCACTGTTATTCAGAAGACCCAGCGCGGTACCGGCAATGCCAAGACCCAGACCGGAACCAGCGATACCCTTGCTTGCATATTCGCTCATGATTCATTTCTCCTTGTGATAAAGTACAGGTTGGCCACCCCTGTCTGATACTATTATCGCAAAAAGAAAAACCCGCCGAGTCGAAACTCAGCGGGTCTTCTGTCGAATTATGTCGAACTATGTCGAATTATCAAAACGGCCAAAAAGTTTTTCCGCCGCACGGCATACGCGCTCGTATATCCGGGGCATTCTTTCGGTGATGGTTGTCCGTCCGTACCCAAGTTCTTCTGCGATGTCGATTTGCGGAACCTGCTCGATGAGGTACTTCTTGGCGACAAAGGTATCAAACTCTCCGAGGTTTGCCTGTTCGATTGCCTCTTCAAGCTCTCTCCTTAGAAGCAACTCAAGGGAGCGAGGCATCCGCACTCTGGATGCTGTCATATTATCCCTCCGAGTTACTTTTAATTATATCATCCGGAGCGCCAATGATATAATTGACACCCCGGATGATAAAGTTGGATTTACTTCTTGCTGGACTTCACGCCCTGCTGTTTAAGCCACTTAGCGATCTCCTTCTTGACGTCTTTCGCCACATCGGATTTAAGCTCGTCCACGAGATTTGCGCGCTCCTCCGCATCAGCGCTCTGGTATTTCCGGCTGTTGAAGAGCTTGGTGAACTCCTCCGCGAACATTGTGTCGAAGGTTTCGGTGTATCGGGTTTTCTGAGTATCGGTGAGACGATACTCGTAACCGGAGCGGTTGGGGTCAACGAACGAAGTGGGGGCGCGCTGATTTGGGTGTGCGTCGCCGAGGATGAGAGCGCTCAACTCCGAAGCGGAGTAATCGTTGCTCTCAAGAGCGATGTCGCTGATGCCCTTGCCGGTGTCTTTGCTGATGGTCTTGAGGGCGAGGTACTCTACGATGTCGCCGCCGGACTTTGCGTAGGCCTCCAGTTCGGTGACCCAAGGGTCTCGTTTATAGTCCTTTGTAGTGCTGTAGCAAGCGGTCTGCTTAGCGTACTCGTAGATGTTACCGACGACGGCGGCTCTCTGCGCATCCGTAAGGTCGCCGTACACAGGGTCATGGATAAAGTCCTGAACCAGCTGATAGGAGGTCTGGCCTCGGAACAGCAGGTGGTCGCGGTACTCGTCCTGTGTCATCGCGTAGGTTTCCTTGTTGACGGAGAAATACTTCTTCGCCTTGTCGGGGAACACGGAAGTTTCTCCGGTGGCCTCCGCCAAGCGCTTCAGTTCCACGTCCACATCTGTGGTCTTGTCCGGGTTGATATAGCCGGGGCTGACCATGTTCTCGAGAGCGCGCATTGCAATGCTGCCGGTGGTGTCCGTGCGGCCCCACTCGTCGATGTACTCCAGCCGTCCGCTGGCGTAGATGGGGATTTTACCCTGCACGGAGGATTGCCAGAAGCGTTTTGCAACGCCCTCCACCTTACCGGCGTCCTTCGGGATGAAGGTGGTTCTACGGTCGGGGTCGAGGGTTCTGGCCACCTGCCCAAAGAATGTAGGAGCACCCTGCGCCACGTAGCTGGTTGCCACGGTGGACAGCAGACTCCAGATGGCGTCCTCGCTATCTCCGAACTTATTGGCAGAAAGGGCATCGTTCAGACCGTCCAGCATGGACAGGGACAGCATGGGTTCCAGGATGGAAGACAGACCGTCGAGAACGGCGTCGAGGGCTTCGCTTGGCTCGAGGTCGTCATATTCACCGATGAGCGTGTTGTAGATCTCTGCACCCACAAAGAGAGGAAGGGCAGAGGGAGACATCCAGTCGATGGTGAGGGAACCGAGCCCCTCAATGTCAACGGAGTAGGATTGCTTGCCGAGGAGCTCCTCGAACTTGTCCTCATCCTCGTCACTGAGCGCGCCAACCAGCAGACCAAGGTGCGCGAGCACGGCGCCGAGGCCGGCCACGAGAGTACCGGTAAGACCGGCGCTGAACTCGTCGATGAGTTCGGACGTGGTTTTCACATCGCGGTTAACCATTTGGTCTTTCTCGCGCTGGCTATTCGCAATCACCGCGTCTACGAGGTCGTACCCGGCTTTCAGCACACCGAGGGGGCTGTACTCGAGGCCTCGCTTCACGATGTTGATGGGGGTCTTGGTGAACGGTACAAGGCCGTCCAACAAGACAGACACGAACTTATTAGCGCGCTTTGCATTATTCAGCCAGCTCGCAATCTTGGACGCGTCGCGGTAAGTCGCGCGCTGGGCTTCGCGTACCGCATACTCTCTTGCCTCGCTCATGGTCTTGCGGCCCTCTGGGGTGTCCATCAGACCGTAGGCATCGGTAACACCTCGAGCGGCGAGGAAGTGAGCCAGCGCGTAAGAGTAAGCCCGACGCAGGAAAATCCAGTCTTCCTTCTCGAGGAGCTCAGAGTTCTTCTGGGTAAGGGCGTTCAGCCACTCCGCTTTCTTGAAGATAACGCGTCGGTCTCGAATCATGTCGGACGGGTTGTACTTGCCTCCGCCGCGCAGGATATCCGCCATCTCCTCTGCGTCTAAGCGAGCGAAATCTCGCAGATCCTCAGAGGCGGTGACGGACTTGGTGCGCTTTCCTGTATCCCGGACAAAAACCTTCTCCAATCCGGCACCGATGATGTTTTTCGCCAGACGGGCGGGCTCAAAGATAGCGTTGCCGAAGAGGTTGCGGATGTGGGTCTTTGGATTGCCCAGCATGGCGAAGTACCGCCACGTGTTCCACTTGTCCGCGATAGACACGGGAACCTGCTGCGCGATGTCCGTGATAAGCTCTTCCACCGCCGCATTCAGCTCACCCCTGGTCTTCGCTTCGATCAGCTTCTTGGCGAGGGCTTCGTTGATAGTGATGATGGTCTTTTGTCTAGGCTCCCGGTTAAGCCGGTCGACGGCCTTCTGGATGTAGTACAGCTGACCGGTGGGAGTCATCTTCTTCAGCAGGGTGAACGCCTGTACCGCTTGACCGGCCTGTGTGCCGGCAGCGGCAATTTCGGCGGCCAGGCGCAGGGCGTCGTCCACATTCTTCGCGCCACACGCCTCCACGTAGAGCTTCTCCGCTCGGGCGATGTCCAACTTAGACGGGGCTGCCTTTCCGTTTATAACAGAACGCCAGTTCTGGAGCATCTGGTCAAAGCCCAATTTCTCAAACTCTTCGTCCACCTGCTTGAGAGTTCTCTCGTCCCCGATACGCGCGTAAGTCACGCCTGCGTCTCCGTGGAGAACGGCGTTGGCCAGTTCGTCGAATGTGGCTTCGTCCGTTACCTGCGCGGCGGCGATGGTCTGAACGGCGCCGGCAACGCGGGTCTTGTCGTCGATTTGTTTGGGGAGGCGAACCTCCTGCTGGGCTGCTCCTGTCTGGGGCATCATGCCGTACTTGTTGATGAGGTTCTCAATGCGGGCCTTGTTGCGCTCTGCAACACTCTCGGTCACCTTGGGGCGGAGGACGTTTCTGCGCAGGTCGTCGAGGCGTCTCTCGGCCTCCTCAGACTGCAACTGGGCCAGTCTCTGCACCGCCTGTTCGAGGAGGTTGAGGGCCTCGTCCTGTGCGCCCAGGTTCCACACGCGCATGAAGCTGTCCGCCACGGAGCCACGCTCGAAACCGGTCTCCGGGTTGATGTTACCGGTATTGCCGCCATACTTGGTTTTCTTGGAGCCGGTGGAGTACCGCACGTCCGGATTACCCGCGTCCCAAGTACCGACGTTGTACACGGACTTGAGCTGGGAGGAGTCTTTGATGATAACCTCATCGAACGGCACGGGTTCATAATACTCGTCTCCGAACTCGTCAGTAACAAATTGGCCCTGCATACCGCCGTCGACTACGTTCTTAATGACAACACAGTCATATCCGTCAGCCCAAGCCTGTCGTGCAATTTCGTTGGTGCTCACGCCTTTTCCGTCTGCGTTATCCCACTCGCGGCCCTGTGCGTCGATAACGAGGGTATTTCTCGCAGAGGCGTACAGGCGCATGAAGCCGGGGTTCGCCGCTTCGTACTTCGCCATGATGTCGCCGTACTCGGCGTTGAACCGCGCGAGACCCGCGGCGTTGTTCTCGTACTCTCCCGCGGTCTCCCACCCGTTCTTGGTGCGAACGGAAAACACCCACGTCGGTCCTTCGGGGTCGAGAGCGACCATGGGGCCAAGGCGGGTGTTCGCGAAAGCGAATGCGTCGTTCCAGCTGGTGAGATGCTCGGGAATAAACTCACGGGTCTCTCGACCGGCTTTGGACTTGTACTGCGCATAGTAGTCAGCCACGTCCTCACGAGAAGAGAGGAAGATGCCGCCGGAACGGTTGTCCGCACCTGCACGGAACCGGGTAGCACCGGAACGGGGATCCCCCCGCAGGAACTCCTTCGGCGAGCCGTCCGGGTTGGTCAGCTCACCGGAGTCGTCGTGGAACCATTCACGGAACTCGGGGGCGTTGATGTCCGCGCGGCCCACAGAGAACCTTTTCTTGGGGGCGTTATCGGATTTTAGCTGCTCCCAAGCGGCGCGGACGGATACAGGGTCATCGACGTACTTGGCGAGCCACCAATTTCCGCTGTCCCCCTCCATCCACCCACAGAGGTAGGCAACCTTCTCCTCGTCAATTTTCTCGGCGGGGTATAGCGCACGAAGTTCCGCGTCTTGTGTGGGGATGTGTTTGTACTGCTTCAGTACAAATTCCATAAACTGCTTGCCTCGGTCGCTACCAAACCACAAGTGGGCGACCTCGTGGGCCGCGGCGTCCACGGGGTGCTCGGTTAGGTGGTTGCTGATGGCGATTATCGTCTTTCCAACAGTTACCGCCTCACGGCTGGCGTCCATGGTTACCGTTCCGTCGTTTCCTTCGAGGACGCCAGAGAAGATAACAACCTCTTTAGCGCCCAATTTCTTTGCCGCGCGCATAGCTTCTCGCGCAGGTTTAGAGGCGGTAACTGGAGGGATGGCATGAAACGCATAGGCGCCGGCTCCGATGACACGCACCGTTTTACCGGCGGATTTCGCCCTCTTTATAAATTCGTCTCGTCCTTCGCGGCGAGGGGGGCGCTTTCGATTACGGTTTCCGGCCACTTGTCCCGCATCATCGACAGCCTCTGACTGAACCCCGGGGAGAACAGCTCGAACTCCTCCTCGATCGTTTCCTGTTTGGGCGTCTCTGTCATCGCGTCCTTCTTCTCCTGCACTTCGTCTTACCTCCTTGTTGTCTGTTGCCTTATCAGTAGCACTTACCGAGGCACTTGTCAAGGCTTTGTTTACCCTCTTGACAAGGTCGTTCATAATGCGGGTGGTTTTCGCATCCCGGCTGAAGTTACCGGTCAGCATGTCGGAGAACCGGTCCTGCAGCCAGTCGCGCACCTTAACAGCGACAGGCCGGTGCTCACGCACAAAGCGATTGAGAGCGTCTGTCTCCGCAAACACCCGCCGTAGAACGTCTGCAGCGTATTCCTCGTTAAGGAAATCCTCATTCAGGCGGGCGGTTGCCTCCTCGCGGGTGATGTTATCACCCGCCATGTGGGCGAGAATCTGGTCCTCTCTTGTGAGCCGTTTGTATTCCGCCCACTTCTTCGAGCCCATCATCTTTTCGCCGAGAGCCATAAGTTCCCGGGCGGCGTTCTTCGTCCAGGTGCTCTTATCGCTACCCTTGAGGTAGGACGCCTCGTGGAACAGCTCGTGGGAAAGTGTCCAGTAAATCTGACCCTGGGTGTCCAGCCTGTCGGCGTTGAGGCGAATGTTTCCGTCCGCCGTCCATTCGCCGTTCACGCCATCCTTGCCCATGTTGGCCAGAGATACACGCACGCGGCTTCCCTTTTTCTCCAGCATGGAGTTGAGAGTGTTGACCGTCATGCTCTGGGTGCGCGCACGAACGGTGGAGTTCTCCTCGGAGACGCGCGTGACAAAATCCTGCAAAGATTCACGACGGTCGCTATTCTCCTCAGACACGCCCAGCTGAGAAACGTTTCCTTCGGGATACACCGTGCCCACGGAAGAGCGTCCATGCTCTCCTGCGGCCGTTTCTGTGGCGACCTTGGCTTGTTTTGCCTGTTCCTCAATCACATCTGCCATCGCGGCGATATCCATTTCCACGGTCTGCTCCGCTGTGGCGGGTGCCACTTCAGCAGTTTCCACATTTTCTGCAATCAATCCACGGGCGAAAGAAATAAGCTCCTTGGTTGCGTGGGTGGCAGGAACTTCAATGCCGATTTCTCCAAGAGCGGCTCGCGTGGAGGCGCTGTCCAGATCCAGCTTGCGAAGCTCGGAATCAGTGAGGGTCACGTCACCCTGCGCGATTCGGTCGAGAATACGGCTCTTTACATCGGCCGTTTTTGCGTCGTCGCCGCTGTCGAGGAACATCTGCGCGCTCCGGCTCATCACTGCCTCACCGGGGTGCAGGGCTGCTTCTACGTCGGGAGAGATTTCGCCGCCTGCGGTCTTGGGGCCGTACTGATTCTTCTCGGCCGCCATCGCCTGCGCCAGTCTGCCCCACTGAGCCTCGCTTACAGTTCCGCCGTTCTGGGCGGTTGCATAAATGGCGTCTGCCATTTTACGTGTCTCGCTGTCCGCGTCAAACGTGAGGGCAACGGACAGCAGGGTGATGCGGTCCTTGGAGAGCTCGCGACCGATTAGATTATCTACAGCGTATTTCCCGGCGGCTTCGGCAGCCTTACCCGCCGCAACCTGGGCGCCGCCGCGGATAGCCATAGAGCCGCCGCCGGAGAGAGCACCGCCAAGACCGGCAAGGCCGACAGAGGCGAGGTTGTCCATGAAGGCTTTCTTCTTCGCCTCTTCTTCGCTCATGCCCTGTTTCATGTAGGTCTCCACCGCTTTTGCGGTGTTAGAGTTGCCCTGCATGATAAGAGCGTCGGAAATGATATTCGCCACTTCGGTGGCCATTTCCTCACTGGCTTCGATACCAGCCTGCTTGACGAGAGACTTGACAAAGCCTGCGTCGTCCACGCCCTTCAGCAGATTTTCGACGCTGAACTTCTCGAAGAAGGCCTCCGCCACTCCCGCGGCAAGGCCGGAGGCGAAGGCTTGGTTATTGGTGCCGCCGCGCTCAATGACGTCAAGTGCAGTATTGGATGCGGAGGACATGCCCATGATGACGGTGGCCGCAGGGCCCATGGTCATAGCGAGGGCGGTACTCTCCGCCATGCTCATTCCTGTGTTGTACAGGAAGGCGAGAGCCCGGCTGCCGACGGTAGGATCTTCTCCTTTGATTTTGTCGGCAATAGTGTTGCGCACTACATTGACATACTGCGTGGTCGGCATATCCGCAGCGCTGGCGGGTTTGTAGTTCTCCATATCCGAAACGTCGTTTCGGCCCATGGTGGAGACCCGCATATTGATGAAGTCCAGACCCTGCACGGGGGACATGAGGACGGACTTCGCGGACTCCTTGAGCCCGTTTTCTTCTGCGGCCTTCTTCGCTTCTGCGGCTTTCTCTTGCGCCGCCTCATTCCTGGCAACGTATGCCTGGTACTCAATGGCGCGGTCCACGTCTTTCTCGCTATAGCCTTTCGCGACGAGGGCATTTCTGAGAGAAGAGAGCCTCTGGCTCAGTCGCAAAGTTGCCGCCGTGGCCTCGTTGTCCCACCCGCCATAGCGGTACATGTCCTTGATGGCCTGCATCTGCGCAGCAACCTCTGCAGCAGAGCGCAGCAGAGCCTCCTGCTCCCGGGCAATTTTTGCGGAGGCCGCACTGCCTGCGGTGTCGTAGTACCCGCGGAGCATACCCGCCTGCTCAGCCTCAAGGGCGCGGATTCGGTCCAGCAAATCCTGCCACGACGTGAATCCCTCCACGGGGTTCTCGGCGCTGATGACGTCGTTCACGTTCTGCCCTTCGGTGTTGACTTTCTGCGAGATGGCCGCGTTCGCAGACCGGAGCTTTTTCAGCTCTGCGTCGATGTCGGTTTTCTTGTCGGTGATTTTGCCCAGCTGCGCTTTGTTGAATGCGTCGGAGAGCTGCCCGGCCGCGTCCTGGAGCTGAGAGACTTGCGCGTTGTACCGGGACGCATCCTCCGGTGTCTTTACGGCAGAGGGGTCGAGGCTCTTCGTCTGCCGCTCTTCGGCGCGGTACTTCTGCGCGGCGTTGAAATAGTCCTCGTTGGTCTTCTCCAGTTTCTGGCTCTCCATCTTGAAGCCCATCTTCCCGGTAAGAAGGTCGGTAGCCCGCAGATCCAGCGTGTCTGAGCCGGCGAACAGCTCCCCCGGCTTGATGCCCCGTGGAGCCTCCTGTCCTTTATCCTGCATAAGGAAACTGGCAGACGGCTGGGCAGGCTTCAACACATCCTGCAAAGGTATTGCGCTCTTTTCAGCAGGGGACCTCATGGCAGAAAGAGTAGCGCTTACTCGGCCACTCTCCTTTGCTGCGGCGATTTTGTCAAGGTCAGACGTTCCTGACATGCGGGAGAGCGTCTGACTCTGCCTGCCGCTTTTTCTTGCCTCCCTGATTTTTTCGAGGTCTGTCATGTATCAGTTCCTCCCCTAGTGTTATTTACTCTCGGCTCCTAACTCCCCCTCCAAAACGAGCAGGATCGCGTTGATATCTTCGTCAGAGAAACCTCTGTTCGCCAATGCCTCGGCCAATGCAGGAAGACTTCCGCCTTGCGCGGAGTACACTTTTCTTGCCCAGGCGAGTGTGTTTTCGCTGAGATTGCCGTCGAGGCCTCCGTCGTTCGCGGGGTTTGCCTCCAGCCATCCCTCGTAGTTGCCAATGTTCACGCCCCACAGCTTTGCCTGTGCTGCAGCGTCATCTGGGTCGGTGATACCCATATCGCGCAGCTTTGTGTAGTAGTCGACCAGATTGAGAGTGGGTGCGGAAACGGCGCCTCCGCCGCCCTTCCCCGCCGCCTCCAGCTGCATCTGCATCAGGTACTGCTGGGCCTGTGCCTCGCTCAGCCCCATGGCGGTCAGCTGTTCTGCGCTGGGCATAATCCCCGCATCCAGCAGGGCGGAGCCCATATCGGCGTACTGGTTGTTCTGGGTCTGCACGAGGCTGTCGTCGTACTTGCGCAGGGCAAGTTCGTACTCCGCCTCCCACTGACGGATTGACTCCTGGAATTGCTGCTGGGACAGGCCGAACTCAGCCGCCCACTGCTCCAGTGAAACAAGCTGGGACAGGTAGTTCTGGGTGATCTCCAGCAGCTTATCCGCCTTCTCGAACTCTCCTTGGGCGCGCAGGTCAGCGATTTGACGGGCGGTGTCGGTGGACATCTTGGTCTGCGCCTGCTGCACGGCAAGGCGGTTCTGTGCGGCGGCGGCCTGAATTTCGTTGTACTGACTGTGGCCGATGCCGCCCTTGTCGCCACGCGCCTCCGCGTACAGAGCAGAGTTATCGAGGGACTGCATCTCGTCCCGAGCAACAGCTTCCGCCTGCTCCTTGAACTGATTCTGGGAGTCGGCAAGGGCGCGCTCCAGCTCCGTAATCGCCTGGGACACGGCGTAGTCGATTTGTCCGTTGGCCTGCTCTGCGGCAGTTCTCTTCCACTCCTCCAGCAAAGATGTCAGGTCGTTCTCTTTCATCCCGGAGCCGGTGTCCGGCTTTGCGGCACTTCCCTGCGGCAGCGTGACCTGTGGGCGGGAAGCCTGCTGGAGCTGCTGCTGAATAGGGGCGTATCCGCCGCCATCCGTGCGGCCATCCGAATCACCGGTGTACCCGTACTTGGCGCGGATCGCCTCCGCCTGCTGGTGGAGAGCTTGCGCCTCTGCGCCGGTGCCCTGCCCCTGTGCGGCAAGGGCTCCCCATGCGTCTTTAAGGTTCTGCACCTTCTGATAGTCGTCGGCGGACATGAAGTCCTCATCCGCCCCTGAGGTGCCCTTTTTCACATAGCGCACCTCGTCCTCGTTGTAATACTGGGTGCCGCCGGGAGTGGTGAGGGCGTATTTGGTCTTGTTGTTGGGCGTGTCGGTATAGCCGGTCTTCACCACGGCGCCCTGGTATCCAAGTTCCTGCGCCTTCTTCTGATGCGCCAGATTGTCCTTCACGTCCTGTGCGTACAGCTCATCGCCGGAGGTGAACGTCTTTACGTTGGCCATAGCTCAATCACTCCTTCAGCATCTTCACCAGCCGGTACAGGAACAGCACCATGGCCTGCCGGGTGGTAAAACTCTGGTACTGCTTGTTGCCGGAGCCGTCACCCTTAATAAGGCCGTTGGACTCGGCCCACTCGCGGGCCTCTTCCCATTCGGCGCCCCAGTTGGCGGCAGGCTGTTCGGACAGCTGCTTGAGATACACAGCCATCATTTCGTTAAACTGTTCTTGAGTCACTTCTTCTTCCTCCTCTGCAAGAGAGTAGTCGGGTCTTCCGTAACCCTTGATATTGGGATTGTTGAGCGCATAACCCTTGGTGGCCACACATCCGCCGTTGGCTACGATGCCGATTTTGCCGGTGGTGTTGCCCTCGAGGGTGTAGACCCGTCCGTTGATGATGTCGGTCACGATGCCGGTGTGCCACCAGCTGTCTTCGTCCCCGAAGAAAATCTGGTCGCCGGGCTGGGGGTCGGCCTCGTAGAACTGACCCGCGCTCTTGTAGTATTGGGCGCTGTACTTCACCCCCGCGCCCAAGCCGTCGTATTTCTGGTTCAGCATCTTCATAGCGCGGTCTGCGCCGAATGTCTGAATAAAGCACCAATCCACAAACACATCGCACCAGTCAAAACCGTTCTTACGCCCGTTATAGATGTTCCCGTATCCGTCGAGGTCACGAGCATATTTTGTCCAGTTGTTCCGCCCGGGATTGGCCAGCTTCTCGTCCAGCCGGTCATTGGTGGCTTTCTCCAGATATCCCAACTCTGCGCGGGCGGTAGCAATCAGCCGCTCAACAGCGCTCATTCGCCATCCACCTCTTCGGCGTCTTCCAGTTCGACGAGTTCAAACACGTCCTGCACGCCCTCGATGGCGTTCTTGACACCCGCGGCATCCACCTTGCCCTCGGTGATAATGTAGGTAATCACGCTGGCCACGGACACCACGGCGCCCGCCACGGTGGTGATGATGTTTTCATCCAGCCCGAACACCATGGCCAAGCCGGTAACCACACCGGCGATGGCAGCCCACAGCTTGCGGCTGGACAGTTTGCGTTTCAGAGTTTCCATAGGTAGTCCTCCTCACTTTGTAATGGTTCTGGCGGCCTCGTCCCGGACAAATCCGACATAGGCGTCCTGTGCTTTCTGGGCGGCCTCCATGGCTTCCTCCACGTCGCCGTTGGTGTGCATGTTGGCCAACTTCTTTGCCGTGGTCAGTGACAGCGCACAGTTGGCGTACATCAAGTCCATGGACAGGCGGCTCTCCTGCGCCCGGCGTTCTGCGCGGGCTTCAATGCGCTTGTTCTGGATGCGGTTGCGGCGCTCGATAATTGCCACGAAGACGGCCGCCACCGCCGTGATCGTAGCGCAGATGATTTCGACCATTGGTAGATCCTCCTACGCATCCGGGGTCGTGTTGACCGCAGACGTCTCAATTTTCTTCACGTTCTCCTTGCCGCTCTTCTGCTGATAGAAGCTGACGGACGCACCGTAGGCCGCCCACACCGCCGTAATAAACGTGGTCAGGTAGGGCAGGCCTCCGGTGAATCCCGTCACGATGGCGACTTCTACGAAGCCCAGCACCCGGTAGGATACGTAAGCCACCAGAGCCGTCTCAAAACAGAGAATCAGCTTGGAGAACTCAAACTTGCGCCTTTTGGGCTGAAGTTCTCGTTTCCCCATGAGTGCCACCTCAGTAGAACGCCCAGAAGAAATACTCAACGCCGTCCTCATTCAGCTGTCCTGCCGCGGAGTTCCGGTGCATCAGATAAGCGGTGTTCCCCTCGTGCTCCACAGTCAGGGAGATCACGCTCTCCCCATCTGCATCCCAACGGTCGGCAGTTCCTCCCACGCCCCACGGCATCATGTGCAGTCCTCCGTCCCGCAGGACGTTGAGGCCGCCATCCGAAGTGCGGAAACAGGAGATGCCCCACACCTTCGGGGCCACAGGGAATCGAATCGTCGTCGCCTTCTCGCGGGTGGTGCCGTAGGAGCCGTCGCCCACATAGCTGTTGTGGTACAGGCTGGCGTTTCCCAGCATGGCAAAGGGGACATCTGCGCGATACTCCGTCGCCTCCAGCTGGTATACGCCGTATTCCTGCTCGTCGTAATACTCAGCCCCGTCGGTGTAAACGGTATACACCAGGTCGGCGGGCACCGTGAAGGCGGGCAGGATGCCGCCCTGAATGCTGTTCGAGTTGGAGTTGGTCTGGAACGTCTTGACCCCCAGCGTGCCGGAGGTGGTGCGCAGCATGGCGGCGTACCGGGCGTAAACCGAGGCTCCCGTTCCCGTAAATCCCCAGTTGGCGCTGTTGTCCCGGAGCCACGCGGTGGCGTCGGAATCAGAGCCAACGTCGGCCAGAATGGCCTCTGCGGCGGGCAGCAGCTCGCCCGGGCCGTACCCCAGTCCCACCTCGGCGGCGGACAGGGGGAACACAGGGAATGCTCCCGTCAGCACTTCTGTTACGCTGTCGTTCTCTTCCGCGGCGTAACAGTGGTTGTACTCGACCACAGTAGAACCCGCGGCCTTCCGCAGGCTCTTGCCCAGCCGGTTGAAGTAGGTGTCCCGCAGAAACGCACCGGCTCCGGCCGGGAACTCGTTTTTGTAGGAGCTGACCGTATCTCCGGTGGGGAACCGGCGCACAAGAAGGGTTCTCCCCTCCCCGTTCAGGTCAGCCTCGTAGTTCAGCTTGGCCACCCGGAACTCCACCAGTTTCCCCTGCTCTACCAGGGATACGATGTCACCCTCTGCTTTTTCAGAGAAGTTTACGGTGGCGTGTGCGGTGTAGAGGGGGTCGCCTCCACCCACCTTGCGTACCTGTACGTTGCCGGACAGGTAATCCAGCTCTCCGGAGATCTTCCGGGTGTTCTCATTCACCGGAGAGGGGGACAGCCTGTCCGCCCCCTCCATGAGATTCAGATTCAGTTTTCCGACCTGCTTCATCAGCTCGTCACCTCTTCCTCGACCTCAATCAGTTCCTCCGTCTCCGTGTAGGTGTAAGGCGCACCTTCAACGTCCACGGCTTCACTGTACTTGATACCAGTCTCGTTCTGGACGATGTAGAACCCTGCGTCTGAATAGGTGCGGTTCAGAACTACACCGTCTTTGCGGGTCATAAAGTATTCAGTCTTGAGCATGATTTACACCCCCACGATATAGTCAGCATAGGTTGACCAGTTGGTTGCCGCTTTCCACTCGTCTACAAGGGCGGCAGGGACACGGATTTGTAGGTCAGAGGAAACACCGTTGAACGCATTGGTGTTTTTCAAGGCAGGAATGGTTTCGTGTCTCGAAAAATCAACCACCGACAAATCTTTGCAAGTATAAAATGCACCAGCTTCAATGCTTTCCACCGTACTCGGTATGGCAACATATGCCAAAGCGTAACAGGTATTAAACATATGTTGCCCAATTAAGGATAACCCATCAGGTAAAACAACCGTTGCCAAGCTTCGACAGCCTGAAAAAATCGAAGATGCGGCTCCTGTGTTTTGAAGTTCTAACGGGAAAACCGCTTTTCTAAGGGAAAAACAATCAGAAAAAAAAGTAGAGTTATACTTGTCAAAGCGACAACCATCTGCAAACGAAAAATCCGTTAGGGACGATAAAAACCTACAGGTGCTACCATACAAAATGGTGTTAGATCCAAATTCAATTTTTCTAACACTGTTTGCGTATCCGTAATTATAGGTATCACGGGCATCGTTAGAAATTCGCCTTATAAAACCTTGGTTAATTCTTGCTTCGCCCTCAATTTTGATGGTCACCAAATAGTCACCAACAGCAGAATACGAATGTTGTACTTCCTTGCTATTTGAAGTACTAATCTCTGAAGATGTTCCCGTTACCACGCTTGGATTTGTCCCATCTCCCCAATCCACCGTAACTGTCCCGTTTGGATAAAGTCCAAGAATTGGTGACATTCTTCCCTCACTAATAGACAGCCAGATATGCGTATTCCCATCCCCAATAGGAAACCCATCATCCGCCCCGCCTCCGGAAATCCCCTCAATGGCTTCCGGGAACTGGTCGGCAACAATCGGGTCAGAACTGCCCGTCTTGGCTCGGATGGCATCGGCAATGTCCGTGAACAGGGAGGTCAGATTGCTATGATTGTTCGCCATTAGTAACTACCTCCAATCGCTCCGCCGATGGCAGCTTCAAGGTCGGCTTTTGTTGCTGCGGTGTCGGGAAGAAACGCTTCTGGCATCTTGTTATACACGACGACCTCTCCAAGTATGGAAACAGTGTTTACTTCGTCGCTATTAAGCACAGAACAGGTTAAATGTCCTTCTGGGTCACTCTCGTATGCCATGAACAAAAAGGGTTCCCCTGTATTCTCTGCACCCTCAATGAACCAATCGAGTCCGTTCCCTTCGCCTGCATTACCGAGGTAAATTATTTGCGGAGTCTTTGGGTGCCTCTTCGCCTCGCAGACATACTTTTCACCATTAAGTATCACGGTATAGGTTGAGCCAGGTTTAATCAAAGAGCCAACCCCGGTTGCTGAATCTAAATTACCGCCGTTCCAACCAGAACCAGAAGTTTCAGGAAGAATCACGGCATCGTCACGCACGGTTTTAATAGGCAGCCAAGTCAAATCCAGATACTTGTTGTCGAGTTTCCATGCTGTGCCGGACGGCGTTTTAACGCCAATCGTGTGGGTGGTTTCTGTGTCGGTGACCCACACGCCTTGACCCATGCCGGTGATGACACCGAACAGGAACGGTTCGCCCGTGTCAGTGCCGCCCATAATGCCGACGT